AGGCTCGTCAGGCACTTGAACAGCAGTTCCGCGAAGCTGCTGAAGCCAAGGACAAGCGGATTGCTGAGCTTGAAGCACGCGTCCGTGAACTTGAGCTGATTGCACCTGCGAACACAGCATTGGCTGATGTTGTCCATGATCCCAGCATCGTATTCAAGGCGGATCTGCTGAAGCCGGATCAAATTGAGCGTGAAGCTGACGGGACGGTTGTTGTTGTCAATGGCTATGAGCGCAAGCCGATTGGCGAATGGGCCAAAACCCTGCCGAGCTACATGCAGAAAGCACCCAAGCCGGTGGGCAGTGGTGCCCCGTCAGGCCGCAGCGCAAGTGGCGACATTCCGCCGGGCACAAAGAATCCTTTTGCCAAAGAGTCCTACAACCTCACAGAACAGTCACGGCTGTATCGCACGGACCGGGATATGTACGAGAGGTTGAAAGCTGCTGCCAGCCGTTAATATGTTCACTAAGGCAAAGCTACGCAGAGCCGTTCGGGTTACGCCCACACCGTAAACATCTTTTTTGAGGATCTGTCATGGCGACTCTTCGCTCTGACATCATCATCCCCGAGGTATTTACGCCTTACGTCATTGAGCAAACCACTCAGCGTGATGCCTTCCTGGCTAGCGGTGTGGTGCAGCCCATGGCGGAGCTGAATGCATCGGAAGATGGTGGTGACTTCGTTCAAGTGCCTTTTTATAAGGCCAACCTGTCAGGCGATTTTGAGCGTCTGACAGATAGCTCTTCGCTGACTCCCGGCAAGATCGAAGCAGACAAGCAGGTTGCTGCTGTTCTGCATCGTGGCCGAGCTTTCGAGTCCCGTGACCTGGCCGCTTTGGCTGCTGGTTCCGACCCGATGGCTGCGATCGGCAACAAGATTGCTGACTACATCGCCAACCAGCGTCAGAAGGATCTTCTGTCCTGCCTGGCCGGTGTGTTTGGTTCTGTGGGCGACACCAGCTCTGCTGCTTATGCAGGTCTGGCCGTTGACGGCGAAACCGGTGACACCCCGACTCAGCTGACTGCACGTCAGGTTGTTGAAGGTCAGTCCCTGCTGGGCGACCAAGGCGACAAGCTGGCTGCTATCTGCGTCCACCCCAAGGTTTACTACGACCTGAAAGAGCGCCGTGCGCTCGACATGATCTACGACAACAACGGTCAGCCTGACTCTGGCGCAACTCAGGGTTCACTGGCTAATGCGTTCGGCAACGTTGCTGTTCCCACCTTCATGGGAATGCGCGTGATCGTGTCCGCTGACGTTCAAACTGCTGGTTCCGGTGCTTCCACCGAATACGCCAGCTACATGTTCACCCAAGGCGCTATTGGCTCCGGTGAGCAACTCGGCCTCCAAACCGAGACCGACCGTGACATCCTCGCCAAGAGCGATGCCATGTCGATCGATCTGCACTACGTGTATCACCCGATCGGTTCTAAGTTCTCCACTTCCGTTTCCAATCCCACCCGGGCACAACTGGAAACTGTGGGCAACTGGACCAAGGTGTACGAGACCAACAACATTGGCATCGTGCGGATTACCACCACCAGCGCACTTGACTGACGGAGGTAACTAACCATGGCATCCATTTTTGAGGCAACAGCGGGCTCCCTGATTGGCCCGACCACTGGCGGCACTGTGACCCAGGCCACCAACAAAGGAACTGCCGTGACGCTCAACACAGCGTCCGGTCAGATCACCATGAACGGCGCTGAGCTTGCTGGCGCTGCTGAGGTGACCTTCCAGGTCAACAACGACAAGATCGCTGCCACTGACGTGGTGGTGGTCAACCACAGCTCTGCCGGCACTGCTGGCAGCTATCTGGTTCAAGCCAACAGCATCGCTGCTGGTTCGTTCAAGATCACTGTGGCGAACGTTGGTTCGACCGCTAGCGAAGCCATTGTGCTGAGCTTCGTGGCTCTGAAGGGCGCTAGCTCCTGATGGGTCTATTCGCTTTCAAGCGAATGCGGGAACGTGAGGCTGCTGCGAAAGCGGTGGCCTCTACCCCCAAACGCAAGACTTCTACTGTGACGCCCGATGGCAGTAACAATCGACGCAACAGCGGGCGACGCAAGCGCCAACAGTTACATAACACTGGCGCAGGCTGATGCTTACGTCGAAGCAATGATCAGCAGCACCGATGTCGATAAATGGAGCACCGGTACTGACGACACACGCAACCGGGCGTTAGCAGCAGCGACGCAACGCTTGGATCGTGAACGATTTCTAGGCGCACGCGCAACGGATACACAGGCACTGCAATGGCCGCGTACTGGCGTGCGAAAACCCGATACCTACGTCAACACGTACGCCACTGGCTTTCCTTTCCGCATCTCTGAAGACTACTTCACTGATACGGAGATCCCGGACCAAATCAAGCGGGCGCAGATTGAGCTTGCTGTTTACCTGAAGAACAACACGGACGGCATCAGCCTGAGTGGCCTGAACGATTACAAGAACGTCAAGATTGGCAGCATCGACGTGACGCCCGACAAGGCTGGCGCTGTTGGTGCCGACCACGTTCCGCCGATGTTTGAAAGGTACTTGACGGGTCTTAGAATTAGTGGACCAGGCAACATCGCTATTAAACGGAGCTGACCATGTACGCAGACCTTTCAGGCGGCTTCGAGTTCATCTCTGACACTGCTGCCCATACCGGCAGGTTCTCCAAGATTTACTTCAAGGAAGACACTGTGATCAGTGCGATCACTGTGAAGAACGTGACCGGCAACAGCCTGGCTGGAGAAACCTTTGTCGCTGACACCTACATTTGCGGGATCATCACCAGCATCACGCTGACCAGTGGCGCTTGCCTTGCCTATAACCTCTGATGGCACTTGCTGATTCGCTGGCCAAAGTTGCTGGGAATGTAATCAGTGCTCTTGGCGCTGATGTGACGATACGTTTTGTCAGTGCTGGTGCTTACAACACAACGACAGGCACGGTGACGGAAACGACTAGCGACACGGCAATAAAGGGTGTGGTTGACGCCATTGCAGCACGTGAGGTCGATGACCTCGTAAAGACAACAGACAAGCGTTTGATCATTTCCGCTGATGACGTGGCTAGTGCCCCGTCAACAAAGGATCGTGTTGTGATCAGCTCTGTTGAATACCAAATCATTCAAGTCAATACGATCGACCAAGACAACACGGCCATCACGCACGAAATGATTCTGAGGGCATAGGCATGGCTCGCACTCGCGTTATACGGTTGGATCAGGCTGTTGACGAGATCACCAAACAGACAGAAGCTTTGCTTCGTGAGGCGATTGATCTTGCAGACAGCAAGCTCAAAGACGGCAGCCCATTTGACACTGGTCGATTGAAGGCTAGCTGGTTAATTTCTGAAAACCGTCCAGATGGCCAGCCCAGGCCAGAAGGCAACTATCCAAATGTGGTGCTGCCACCGCAGCGAACCAACTACAAGAGTGAGACGCTAGGTAAGACCTATCACGTCTACAACAATGTTCCTTATGTAGTGCCGGTGATTACTGGCGAGGATTTGCCGCCTTCGTGGGGTGGTAGATGGCGGTCTAAAAAACCGATTGTCCAGAATTATCACGAGAAGATTGTCGCTAAAGATGTAGAAAACTTTATTAAAGACAGAAGGATCTTTGTATGACCAGCACCTACAACGACGTCCGTGCCGTAATCGAGGGCCGTATTGGCACTGAGATGGCGAACTCTCCGGCCTATCAGGTTGCGTATCCGAACACGGCTTTTACGCCGCCTACGGACGCCCCTTGGCTAAGCGTTGACATTGAGTTCGGGGACAACACCTATGTCACTTTGCTGGCACCGACCACCGGTAGAAATCGTCAGTCTGGTGTTTTAACTGTGAACATCTTTGCTGATGTGGGTACTGGTGCGGCTGCTGCTTACACAATCGCGGAACGAATCAAAGACTTGTTCGACAGAAAAACAGTTAGTGACGTGATCTTCGATGCTGCATCTGGCCCTAGTCAGATCGCATCTGGGCTTTCAGACTCCTTTTTCCAGGTGCAGGTTAGCGTGAGCTTCGACGCTTACCTAAGCTAGACTCGAAAAAAGCCACTACCGCACAAAGTCATGGCTACTGTCTTGTCCGGTACGTCCGGCGCTCTCTACTACAAGCCTGCTGGCACCAAATCTACGTTCAAAGCAGCGAACGTGACCAGCGGCAGCAACAACATCAACGTTGGCACCTACCTTAAC